ACGACCACTTACTGATGCTTCGGGAGCCTCAAATCTTATCTTTTCAAACTGAAACAGTATAAAATCTGCTGCTGCCTCATCCTTCAAATAAAGAGTAAGAACTGGAGCAGCACCATCATTGTATTCAAGACCGTCAGCAGCAATTAAACCGTCGTAAGTAGGCTCGTCAAGAGAACTTGTGTAAATTACCTTGTTAAATTCAAGAGTTCCAGTTACTTCTCGGCGTTGTGCTGGAGGAGCGCGACCATATGTGCTATTACCGATAGCATAAGCATTATCTGTATCACGGTTTAGGTTAATATCAAAAGAAAAGGACTTAACTGTTGCTGATGCCGCCGGTGCGCCCGAAGACCCGTCATCGAAATTAACTACGCCGTTAGCAAAGTATAGTGAATCAAGAGCAGCACCATCAAAGGTAGGAGTAGCGAGTGCGGCGGTTGCCGATTCTGCTTTTCCAACAAAACCAACAGTCATTGTAGCATATTCTCCAACCGAAGCACTAACGCTTAATGTGTTAGTCATCATACCAGTATAGGTGTGTTCTTTTTCTTCGCGCCCAACACGGACAGTCCATGATGGATAAACGCCAGCCGATGCGCTAGTAAGAGAAGGCTCTGTTAGAACGTGCTTGTAAATTGAACCCGATGGGTTGCTAGTTGTATCTTGTGGGAAAAATGAGTATAATAGATTTCCTACGAAATCATCAACCTGCATAGCGAGGTTAATGTCGCCTTCTGAATATTCAGTTCCGGTTACAGACTTTGCACTGATTGGTCGGCTCATGTCCTCACGGGTCATAAGTTCAAAAGAGTGTTTTATCGATTCGTCATCAACTTCTCCGTAAATAGGAGTTCCACTCGGTTCAGTTCCATAAGTGGACTCTTTCTCTATTGAGACATAACGATTCAGAAATTCAACCATAGGTTATCACCTCGACGGTAGTTGTTGATTCTCCGATTGATTATTAAGCATTCGCACTTATCAGCGATGTCGCATGTCGATTCTTCTCATATATGTTAGTTCCATACGGTGTACGCAAACAAAATCATCATTGTCCATACGAGGACTGAATTCAGCGAGATATGAAATTATACTATCAGTAGTTCCTTCTACCCCTGTATTCGTGTAAAGTTCGTCAAAGATTTCACCAATAATGTTTAGACCAAGACGATATGCGTTCTCATAATTAGTACCCTTCGTGGTTACAAAAATCATAACATCATAGTTCTGTGTTATCTTCGCTCCTCCCAAAGATTCAAATTCCGGCGACCCCAAATCTTTTACCATAACATGAACTGTCGGAGGAGACAATCTGTTCAGCATATCCATAGAAAGGTCATACCCGTATATTATTGAAGAGTTATCCACTTGTGTTTTAAGATACATTCTCGTACTATTTTTTATCTGCTCCACTATACCAAGACCCATACGAGCCAAAACATCTTGAGCGAAATCAGAAGTCAATAGTTCATCGGGACTAAATGCCCCCGCATTTGTAAAATAGACTGAACCCCAATCCACTGTGCCGGATGAATTACCCCATCGAGCATCTTTACCGGAACCACTAGCAGCAGTTACAGAAAGATAATGCGTAGCACCGTCGTCATCCTCAATAATCTCACGCATATACAATTTAGCATTACCACTAGCATCTAGTGTAAGGCGCAGTATAACTGCTACTGGATTATCGTCAGCCATCGCTAAATCTAAGTCCGGTGTAGTAACAGTGGTAGCACCTACAAGGTCTAATGTAGAAGAGTTGCCTTTTGCTCTTACTTCTACTCTATAATCTGCGTTATCGAGGCGCATAAGTACAGTACCATTAGAAGGTAGTGCGCCTGTATTTGGGAACTTTAGAGCGGCAACAATAGTATAATCGCTTGTCGTAGGAGTTTGATACCAGTAGCCGTTGCTAGTGATTCTCCAATATTCTCCACTAGCGGCTCCACCACTACCACTTACAGTCCACGAATCATTAAATGTTCCACCTAGAGAGGCTGGATTTGTACCGTTCATACGGCTTGTCCAGTATTGAGTCTTAGTTGCGATAGCCATTATATCTTCACCTCGTTAAATGCCTTACGAAGTGCTTCGGGTATTTTCCTTTCTATGTTTCTAATAATATTTTCTTCTGCTCTATCCAAAAACATAGGTTCCGCATCTCTCGCCGGACTTTCATATCCTTCGGGCAAGAAGATTTTACTAGCGGTTTTCTTATACTCCGCAAACTTTCTTTGGCTCAATGGACTTCCTTTCCTCTTTCCAAAAGCAAGAATACCTGCTATATTTTCTCCTCGCTTACCTTGTACTCCGGCGAAGTTAGCACCTGCTCCGAATCTTAAAAAAGGTACTTCGTTTTGGCCCGGTAAAACGACTGAACGTACTTCGTCACTAACCCTATTAAAAATATCACCCGATGTAGTGCTACGCCCATCTAATCTTCTTTGTGTATTCCTTACTTCATTATCGCCTATTTTCTGTAAAGCATCGAAAATTTCCACTAATGCTTCTTCACCAAATTTTCGCATATATTTACGAACTTCGGGAACTATATTTTCAACATGAAAATCAACGGCCATCTAATCACCTCAATCTACTGAACCGAGGTGTGCTAGGCGTACTAGGTTGTTAGTACCTCTTTCGCGTAATGTAGTACCTCTCATTCCGCCTTCACCGCCTGTTGTTTGGAATGTTGATTCATCCTCGTAATAATATGCTGCTGCTATGTCCGCACAAATCTCACGCAATACATGAGCCTCTTCTCCTTCTTCAACAGGAGAATCGTCAGCGTGGTCAAAAGAGATGCCGGTGCATCCGGTTAAATCGTTGCTAGATTTTCCAGTCCACGCAAAGGAGTCGCCATCTATGTTACCATTACCTGCGGTACTAAATCCTGTGCTGCTTGTTAATGTAACTGTGGTAGCACCGGCAGTAACCGCTCCATCAAGAGTAGTGGATTTGATACTTTTTGCTGGTACATCTCTACCATAATCACGATAGCATTGGTCGATGTCGATTGTAGCCCTACGGATTGCGCTAGTAATGCGTGTAGTAGCGCGTGTACGTTGCTCACTGTTAAGACCTAGACGGGAGCCTACATCTGCAACGGAGCAATAATAAGTCATTTATTCCTCCTCCGGGAAATAGAGGTCGAGCCATTCGATTAAGTATCGAGGATTATTCTGCATCCTTAGCATCCTCCACCGCATCAGCGATTTCTTCAACCTTATCAGTTGCTTCGCTTACGGTGTCGAGGACTTCTTCAAGGCTAACTTTACCGTCAGCCATGATGCTCTTATATTTATTTAAGCCCCATGCACCTGCGCCGACTACTAACATTATTACTGGAATCCAAAGTTCTAAATCGCTCATTTTTCTCACTCTCTATCATATACTATTTGCTTAACTGCCGACAACGGAATTACTGTAAAAGGTCTATCTGCACCCGGCCTGTATATCTTGTAGCCGTGGGGTGTCTCTTCAATGTTTACATGAGTAAAGGACTTTTCGGGCGGTTGATACACTATTTTTCCGGGTCTTTTCGTCATTCGTTCATCCACTCCGTTAATTGTTCATCTGTTGGCGCAGTACCAAGGTCAGAAGGCCATGCCCTGCGTATAAAAACATTCTGATTGTTTGTTCCATCCCAACCAACCACACCGTAAAACACTTGGTCAAGTGTGGGATATTGTTCGGCCAAAACTTGTTGTAATGTTTTACTCATACTCCATACACCCTTTGAATTGCGAATTGCGTAAAATAAATTGTTTTAGTAGAGCCAATGTTCTGATAAACTGCTAAACCTACTTGGTCATTTTGTGATAAGGTTAAATAATACTGTACAGGGTTTATATCTCCACCATCACTGTTACCTGTAAGACTAAATGTAGCCCCTAAAGCAGCAGAGCCACCACTACTGTTTTGTGTAATTCTAGCGATATAATAAGTATTATCGTCACCAGACCATCCAGAAAAACCTACTGCCGCAGACACAAAGTAAAGGCCGTCTGCTGGTATAGTGTAAACTTTCTTAGTCCCACCACCTGCGTAGTTAGGACCGTCTGATGTAGAACCTACTAATGGAGTACCAGCCAAACTTACGTCTGTCCATGAACCACTAGAAATGTTATGAGTTCCTGTATGTACACCAACAAACTCAGTTACCATAGTACCTGTGCCGGGTGCGCCAGTAAGTATAGAAGTAGCAACATCAGAAAATGTAGCGGTTTTTAGAATAGCACTATCGTCTGTATCTGTAATAAGTATTTCGTCATTAACGGCAGGGCTTACGCTACTAAGCCCGCTACTAACTATTGTTCTTACGTTAGCGGGGGTAAGTTCTTCAACATCACCAGCACCCGAAGTAATCCTACCTAGAACCCTGCTTGTTGCTGAAACGTGCTGCATTTTTGCATATGTTACAGCCTCATCAGCAATAGTAGCCGCTACGGAACCGGAACCACTAGCAGTTACATCTCCTGTAAGTGCTGTGATACCACCACCGCCGGAGCCGAGCGTAGTATCTGTACCAGCATCATCAGTATAGATGAGGGTACTAGGAGTTGTGTTCTTTGTCCATAAAAGCCCATAACCAGCACCGGGAGCAACAGGATGGTCAGCACCTTCTGTGATTTTGATACCTCTATCAACGTGTAAGTGGTCTGCTGCAAAAGTAAGATTTGCGTCAGTACCAAGTACATTCATATCATTCCCTATAAGAATACTACCTTTTGTAACAGTTTCAAGTCCGGTTCCGCCTTGAGGTACACCGGAAAACGGGCGAGGGTCTACCGAAGAGTAAATACCATCGGCTACTTGTACGAAATTCCAAGTGCCTTCAATAGTAGGTCTTTTTACACATCTTACTTCACTACCCGGATGTTCTGCTGGCCCAACAAAAATCCCTCCCTCTTCTATTGTTAATGAATTACAAGAAAGAATATGACCCGAATCTAAAAGACATTGTGTTCCATCAGCATCTCCTTTTGATATAATTATATCATGATGTTGTGCGTAAAAATTAGCACCAACACCAAAATTAGTTTCTCCATTTGCCGGAAACCTGTATGCAGCCGCACTTTGAGGGACATAAGTACAAGTAGAACGATATGTGTACCAATAATTACTACTTATTGTTAGTGTACCCCCAAAAACAAATTTTTTGGAAAAATCATTAGTAACAGGAAAATAAGTAGATGCTGATTTTCTAACTTCACAAGTAGAAGATACTCCTACGTTTAACATATAAGCACTACCATATGTGTTAAATGGTGCGCCATAAATAAGAGCGAGAAAAGAAGTACCACTAGCAGCAGTAAATAGCATATTAGGATAAACACCATCATCAAGAATTATATCTACTCCGTTAGGAGTGTTAAAGGTATAGGTTAAATGTGATTTTGATTGGTCATTAGCAAAAACACCAAATTCATTTGTATTAAGGGCGGTATGGGAACTAGAGTCAATTTTAACATAGGATTCTATATTGCCTGTAAAGGGTAAAGCACCTGTAAAATTAAATGTAAAATCCGCAGTAGCGGCCAATACTTCTGTTTTTTCTATAATTAAACCAGCAGAAGTAAGATTAAGAGTACCTGCTGAATTTATAATCCAAATTTGGTCAAAAGTATCATCTATTTTTACGCCCTGTACCGTAGCGATAGCCGACGCATCCCATATGCAATTTGCGGAGGCAGTTGAGTTGAATACCACCACATCACCGGAACCGGGTAAGGACCCTCCCACCCAATTCGCCGCAGTACCCGCCGCAGTAGAAGTACCTCCCTCCCAAACAACATTAGCCATACCTTACACGCTCTCTTTCAGTCATCGTCTAAAGAACCCGATAACTGCGCTCCACTCGTAGTTCCGCCCACACGGGTAGTAGTGGCTTTCGTGTAGAAAGCAGTACCTCCCTTTTCTTCTATGGTACGGATTGCTTCTAATGCCTGTTTCTCAAAGGACTTCAATTGTTGATTATACCTAATATCTTGAGTACCCTGTTCTTTTTCGGGGTGTACTGCCGGTATAGTATCAACAAGTACGCGCAGACAATCTACACATACTAGGAATTTAATTGCGGACTCTTTAAGAGTAGTCGTTGGTGCGTTATCCGCAGTTACACCAAAGTTTGCACCGCGAGACTTCTTATTTACTTCTGCGGTACGAATAGTAATGTACTCGTTAATTGTGGCTTCGTTAAGACCGCGTGGGCGATTTAGGAGGTCACGAATTTGCGCTGTTGTTACCGCCATCGCTAATCACTCCGTAGTCCGTTGGTATTTCTATTACTACGGTGTCTTTTAGAGGTTCCGTAGTTCTTTGTAGGACAAACACTATTTTGCTTTCAATAATTTCTCTAGCCATTTCGCTATTAGGAATCCAATACATTGTCTTTGTATCTTTCAAAAGTTGTACTGGATGACCCGGCATTCTTGAAGATGGTTTAGCCAATCTTACAATCCATCCGGGACCGGGAAGCCAATGCTTAAGTCTATGCTCATAATCAGAAATTTTTCCGTCTTTTGGAACTGGTATGCCTTGCTTTCGCAGTTGTTTGGCCAAACCAGCCTTAGTAGCCAAAGGGAATCACCTTAAACGGTTCGTAGTACGATGATGTAACATGATGTTGCGCCAGCATCGCTACCGGAGTTATCAGTCTGTGTTACGCGAAGTGTAGCACCAGCCGCTATGTTTCTGTGAGTTCCATCCAATGAAGATGCAGCGACGACAGCACCAGCAGCACCAGCGTTGCTCATAGCGTTAGTAATGTGGTTAGAACCAGTTCCGTTAGTAACTTGTACTGTATCAGATGTGTCTCCAGCAGCGTTATTTACGATGTAAGCGTCAATTACCATGCACTTTTCAGCAACAACGATGTCGTAGTTAGCGGTTGCTCCACCAGCACATTCAATCTTGTACACAAGAGGGAAAAGAGGGAGAGCAGAAGTAGCGTTACCTGTAACCGGCCTTGATGATTCACCATCAAGTAGGTTTTGTAGTTTTCTGTTAATGTTCTTCGTCATTTTTTCACCTTCCTAGTATTATCAACCCGTTGTTAAGATTCAAGCCCTTACGTCTGTAATCTTCACAATTCGGCGATTAGTACCGGAGGATGCACCGTCTTGGAACTCATGGATAACAGTACCCATGTAACCAGTCAAGAGCCAGTCGAAACCAACACCGGGTAGGCGGGTCAATTCTGTCTCTTGGAATCCGGGTCCATTGTATGTGAAGAATTCAGCAGTTTCAGCACCGGGAATCATTAAGATTGCGTCGTTCACCAATGCGCTACCTGCTCCATAGTCACGGGAATAGTACACTGTTAAGTTAGCGATTCTCTTTAAGTGGTCAGTCATTGACTCTACTACGTTACCAAAGAGTTGAGTGTTTAGCATAGCACTTCTCTTATCAGCAGGTAGTACAAGAGCCATTGGCTCGTCACCGGAAACCTTTGCGTTAGCGAAGATTAAGTCCATTGAATCCAACAAGTCCTTCTCTTCGTCTGCGGTTGCAGAACCAAAGGTAGCAGTTGCAGCGTTAGTTTGTCCAGCACCAGCAATCAACTTTGTTAGAATGTGGTTATCGATAGTGTCTGCACGACCACGGACAATAGCCAATTGTTGCCTGTCGATGTTCTCAAAGGATTCGCCTCTTAGTCTTACAGCGTCTAAGAATGTAACACGGCCTTGTCCCTTCTCTAATTGTACTGAATAGTTTTCAGTTCCAATCTTTGTAGGGTCAACGATTGCTACATCATCGATTGGGTAAGTGAAAGTTCCAGTAACTCCAGTGTACCACTTGAAGTCCAACCACGGTACACTTCGTACTCCAACAAGTTTTGTACCAACGCTTATGACGTTAGATTGTAGTTGGATGAAGTCTCTTAAGGTTTGCTCAAGAACTTGGTCGCCCGGTGCGAAAGGGCCAGCAGCCGCTTCTGCGTTCAATATTTTGTCTAATGTTTCGTTTACCATCTTAATCATCTCCTTAAGCAGTTGCATGTCCCGCAGTATTAACAGGAATCAAATCACCGGCTGTGGTGCTTGTAACACCTTCGCCGACATATACTCCTACGACTTTGCTTGTGTGGTCGTTGGAGTCAATAACTTGACCGGATGCACCAGCATATACTAGCAATCCGGTTGTATAATTTTGGGAGGCTTCTGATTGAATCATCAGAACAGGACCGAGAGGGTAGTAGGAAACGGTTGCGCCGGAGGTTTCAAGAGTTCCATCTACATCGCGGGAGGAATCTGCCGCGCTAACGCCGATAGCGACTTCACCATCAGCGCACAAGTCTAGTGTGTTGGTTGTGCTGTGGTTAGTCAACAGAAGACCTGCGCCACTAACAGTGGTTGAGGCCAGTAAAGTTGCTGTTCGTGGGTCTGTACCTTGTCCATATACCATCTTAAATCATCTCCTTTCTTTCTTCAAAGTTTGGTGCGCGCATTGTGTTGCGCTCTGCAACAGCAAGTGTCTTGTTCCACGCAGAAGCCCATGCGTTCCATGCTTTAGCATAGGTGCTTTCGTCGGTTTCGACCATTTTGCCGTTGAGATAGTTAGCGACCACTTGTGTTGGTACTTCGGAAGCAATTACTGGCTCCTCGGATGCAACCTGTGGTTCTGCGACTGGAGCCATTTCAACTGGCTCCGGGTCGGGATGAGCCTCGCGCCATGACGCAATTAGGCTCTTTAGTGTGTCTGTGGATAGGTCTTCATGACCGCTCATACCCAATTCAGAAGCCTCGGAAACTAATTCCATTCGGCTTTCTTCTATACGGGCTGCTTCTGCGGCCTCAAATTCGTTTACTCTAGCATTTGCTAAAACGAGTTCGGCCTTAAGTGCCTCCATCTCGTTGTTAGCGTCGTTCATCTCTTCATCGGTCATCGCAATCACCTGTTGTTGTCCCTCCTCAGTAGGTGAATGATACTTAAGCATTTCAGAAGCCTCTAGTTCTTCTTCTTGTACTTCAATTCGTTGTACTGATTCGATATTAGCCCTCGGATATGCTGGTTTGTGGACAATAGCCAAATGGTCAAACCGGAACCTTTCGCCGAATACAATTCCATCCTCGGAGGATGAAACTGGAATACCTGTTCCACCGATTGAAACGCCATAGTTTTCGCGCTCCCAAAGACCGGACTCAAGAGCAGCAAAGAGTTCTGTACGAACTACATGGGCTACATAAGTTACTTCCCAACGCCCATCGGAAAGGTCACGAATGGATGCTTGTTTGATTACGCCGACAACGGCTTCATCAACATCACCATTCATGTTGCGGGTAAAACCCGCCCCTTCCTCATGTGCTTTAGGATGATTGAGTGTTACATCCGCTCCCACCATTTGTTCAACCACAACTTCTGCACCTTCACGGGTAAGGGACCAATTATTCTTATTCATGCCTTCGTGGAAAGCAACTCCACGAATTTCCATAACAGTTTGTTTTGTAGTAGCCTCTACTACCGCAACAACTTCTGAAACCTCTAAATCAATAGTAACGGAAATTTCTTCCGCATACTTTTCTTCTTCATCTTTTTTAGCCTCTTTGAATTCATGTCCTTCATGTGCTACCATACATTCTTCGCTAGTATAACCCATAGCCATACAACGAGTCATGTATTCTTCGTGAGTTTCATCGGGACTAGGAACAGGTTCAGCAGCCTCCATATTTAGGCACTTATCTTCTTCTGCACATTCGGCTACCGTAGTACAGTCATCGCAAGTCATGTTATCATGTGAGGCTGTGGATGATTTATCAGTATAACTGTTAGTATTACCTGTAAACATACATGGGTAGTTTCGCTAATTTGTCGTATGTTTCTTTACTCATAATATCTGCAACATCATCGTAACTACGGACTTCTATACCGCCCTGTTTAGCCACTTGGTTTTTTAATATCTCTATGTCTGTACCCTCAATAGGATTAACAAGAGTAATTTTTGGCTTATCTGCTAAATGCTGGTTTCTATTAGTAAGAAGATTACCATAAATTCCCTTTCCTCGACTGTGAGGCATAACGTAGGTATTACCTACAAAGTAAAAAGCACCCATATCAGAAAAAGAAGAGTATGCTAAAATTTTATCATCTTCTTTTCTAGTATAGTATGTAAGAGGAGTTACAAATTCGGGATAACCCTTATCGGTAGAACTTTGAAAGTTTTCCAGTCGTTCTTTTAGTTCGACTTCTTGTAAGATGTCGAACATTTTCCACCTCAAGCATTTAACTCTCTATTTAGCCACATACGTTCAATAAATTCCCATTCGCCGTCAGCATTTTCCCAAGAAGCATACCAATAGAAGTCATATGCAGTTGTATTGTTGGTAGTAAAATTACTTAAGCGTAACATACGCAGGTCATCTGCATAACCTTGTATGTAATGTTCTGTTGTATTATACTTAATAGGAAGTTCACTACTGTTTGTTGAGTTCACATTATACACAAGAAACTGAACAGTTACATTATAACCATCTAGTTGATTGGATTCTGTGCCGCAATCAAGGTCATAAAAGACAACTGCCGAAGTATTATTTGTTCCTATGTTAATAGCAAATAGATTGATTTCACAAGTTTCCTCTTCGACTTCAATTGACCACATCCAAATTACTTCTACTGGCTCATTATCAAGTGCCGCAGTAATTCTTGGAACCCAAACGCCCGGAGCAACATTATCAAAGGTATGTGAGACATCAGTTGATTCATTACCGCTTACAGTTACATAGTGATGGTAGTCCACCTCATCATCTTCACCCGGCGGGTGCATATCAATATCAACCTCAATTGTTTCACCTTCGCAATCATTCGGTACGATACGGAATGCTATTAGGATAGCATCTTGTTCATCATCTTCGGCTACATGGCCTCGATAATGATTGGTTATCTCAACGGTACAGTTATTTTCCGGCTCCGGTTCGGGTTCCGGTTCGGGTTCCGGCTCATCATATTCACATGACCCATCATCTTCTTCTGCTTCTGCATCGTAGTTATTTGCTTCGGAATCAGTACATCCGTAGATAGGTTCGGGTTCTTCGTAGGTACAAGAGCCATCATCCTCCTGTGCGTCATCATCATAGTTTTCGGCTTCGGGGTCAGTGCAACCGGGCCTCGGCGGAGGTGGATTTGGCTCGCATGAGCCGTCATCTATATCTGCTTCGGGGTCATAATTGGGCGCAGCATCATTGGTACAACCATAGGTAGGATAATAACATGAGCCATCATCCATATTTGCATACTCATCGTAATTTTCTGCGTCGTAATCAGTGCATCCCCAAACTTCGTAATAAGTATCATCATATTCGTCATCGTCGCCAGTAAAGTCTGTAACACCAAACATTTCTAGGCTACCACCACCTAGTATCAAGAAAAGTGGGGAAATCAATATTAGTATTTTCTTGATGTTTTCGGCCTTACGTTGTACGGATTCGATAGCCCGGTCCACTATGTCTCCTTCTAATGTAGTATCAACTTCAACTTTTGTGCTATTACCGTTGCCGTTTAGCACCTTATTATCAGACACTTCTTTGTTGATTGCTTGTACAGTATTAATTAGTTCTGCTGCCTCTTTTAATTCAGAAACAAGGTCGCGTTTTTCTTTGTTAGACTCGTTAAGCACACCGTCATCCATTAGGTCCGCTAGAACATCTTCTTCGGAACGACCAGTGGCTTCTGCAAGAGTCTTAGCCTTACGGACTAGCATATCGAAATCGTCAGGATTTTTTCCCACTGGTTACACCCGCCTCATGTTTTTCGACTATCATTGTATGTTGATGTTGGTCAACTTCTCTTTCTCTTTCATGCACAAAGTCTGCCGGTATTTCAGCGACTTCTGCTGCCTGTTCTGATTCCCACATACGCATAAGCGTGTTAAATGCTGGAGCGGCCACACCGCCAATAATAGCAATAAGAGCAATAAACCCGTCGAGATTAGTTAGAACAATGTCGGGTTGGTAAATACCCATAGCGACAACTGCGCCAGCAGAAGCCATCCATAAATAGATTACTGGTAAGACGGTACGCGCTATCATCTTGTCGTTAAACGACCTACCATTTTTCTTACTCATCTTCTACCAAATCCGACGCGCCCTCTTGAGAATCCTCTCTAGGCAAGTCACCTATGTCGGGAGTGTCGTTTGAAGATTCCTTTCTTTCTTCACCTTCTGCACCGGCCAATGGGAGGTTTACCATATCTAATGCTTGGTTTAGCGTAATAACGCCAGCATTGTAGCCCATAACTGCGCGTTGCATCATAGCAAGAGGGGATTCTTCGTTCATAGCCTCAAATCTAATCGGGGGAATGTCCGCCATACTGTGCGGTATGCCCGATAATTCAAGATGGGTGGAAAAGAGGCGATGTACTGCCTCTCCGAGAATCTTTTGTAGCCTACTAATTGCTTGGACCGCCCACAAGTTAGCGTTGTAGGTAGCAGCAAAGGTTGAGCCTCGTTCTTGACCAGCAGCCACACGGGGAACTTGTAGAACTGCCGCAATATCAGCGTTAATGGTGTCTAGGAAGTCTGATGAAGAAGGGATTGTGTTTTCTAAATCAACATGGTGCAATTGTACATAGTGCGGAAGCACTGGAATTTGGTCGCCTCGCAGCCCATCGAAAAGAGTAATAACTTCGTCAATAATATACTGTAATCTTTCCTTCTGCTCTATTGGGTCTTGTATATGTTCAATAGCAGACTGGTCGATTGTAATGTATTGCTTGGTCATCGCATCTTCTAGTGAAACGCGATTGTTAATAGTGTTATACTTTGCACGAATTGGTTGTTTTAGGGAAGTAAATCGGGATGCTCCCCATACACCGTAAGTGCGCCGACCTTTGTTATCTGTGAACCAATTGGAACGGTAGTCAATACGAATGTGTAGTATTTCATCAACAGGAAATGCCTGTTCGTAGGGTGATGTTTCGCGTAACATATATGTTACAGGGCGAATTATTGGAGAATCTTCATCGGCCACGAAGTATGATTCAAGACCGCCGCGCTCATCAACAATAGTAATCTGTTTCACCGGAAGGCTTTGTACATCTGTAATACCTATACCTGCTTTACCGACCAATTTGTTGATGTCGTTACCATATACCATAAGTGAGCGCATAGCATTGATTAGGAAATCATCGAAATCAATTTTATGCACAAGTTCTTCGATAGCATTTCTTATTGTACCGTTTTTACCACGCGAGTAATCTATCTCGTAATTGTTAGCGGTTAGGCTTACGGCGCGAACTGCACCGTTGAGTTCGGGGTCTAATTTAATCATTTTGTCGTACAAGTCAAACTCATTGTCGAAGTTACTATCTTTTTGTAAAACTTCTGTGTCCCGCATGATGTCGGGAATACCTGCCGCAACTCTAAGTGGGGTGTTTGTACCAACCCTCGCCTGTGGTTTCTCTTCTGCTTCTGCCCGTCTAAACCAAGAAAACCGACGGGGCTTTCGCTCTACCATACAAAGCGACTATTTCTGCTGATTATTAAATCATCGCCAAACTTTGAGCCAAAATTAGCAAAATCATGAGAATTCCGCCACTTTTTGCGATTTTTTTGTTAATTGCTCGGTCTAGTGAGTACACTGGACCGGCCTTAATAGCCTGTATATCCTTTTGTATTTCGTCAACTTTGAGTTCAAGCGACATTAATCGGCTTGTATTCTCGTAAGGTTGGCGCACATAGCCAACGATTTCACCTATTCTACCATCCTGTCGGTCCATTCTATTTCGGAGACTATCAAGCCTCTCTATTATGGCCCTGCCCTCGCTCGGTTCCATTATCTTTACGAGATTTTTTACGATGTTTTAACATTACCCGCGTAGATATAAACAAAAATATGAAAAACAGTGCTTCTGCAAAAATCGCGGCTAATACTAGGCTTGTATTTACATATCCGGGTACATCTAAACAAGCAGTTTGCGCTTCATCGTAACACATTTGAAAATCTTCGTCGTTTCTTAATGCACTCCACAATGCGGGAAGGTCTAAAGCATTTATTTTCACAATTAACCATTTATTATTGCCTCGTATCAAGGTTTGTATGAATTGTTTTTATTCTTTCAATTTTCTTCTGAAAAAATTAATGGCTTTACGTCTGCTGGTTTTTTTTATTGTTTTTTTATTTCAAAGATGTTTAAGAAAATTAGGAAGAACCCTAAACACATTAAAGAAGAAAAAAATTAATTAGTTATTTTGCGCCCCTGTCCATTGATTATTTTTTTCAGTAAGTAGCAAAAACAATAAAAACAATAGACTGAACCCATCCCTTTATTAAGCAACCCTACGCAGTTAGTTTCATGGCGGGAGAAAAGGTACGGGGAATCTACCAACGTGAATTAATTGAAAGATACATATATAATGGTTGGTACAACCCTTCTGAATTTTCTAGGTTTTTGGCTAAGATTGATGAAAAACAGGCTGCGTCGGAGGCTTGGCGTATGAGCGTCATTAGATATATGAAAGAAAATAATATAGAAAAATTACCAACACCTAATGAATTTGTTGATGATGAAGATGGTTGGCTTAGTGGCGAAGATTATTATTATGACGGTCATAATGATAGATATATTACATCATTAAAAGGGGCTAACAATATGGTAGTTGTAGATGGTGATACACACCGTATGATGAAAAGTGCTTACAGTGATTTTACCGGCAAAGGTTACACAATTAGTCAGATGGCCCTAAAGTTTGGTTTTCCTCGCCAATGGGTTTCTGAATATGTTAAGGTGCATAAGTGGAAACACGATATGGACCCATATACCGATGAAGATATGCTTAGTCGTAATGTGGATGATATGATAGATGATATTATAGAAAAGCAACGTATGGGCTTTATGAAAAAGGCAGAAGTAAAAATGATGACCCAAATGAAAAAGGATGCGGAGGCATTTAATGAGTTAGACTATTACTTACTTAATGAGTTCCGTAATCTTTTGGCCGACGTTGATTTTTCTGCTAGGTACAAACCAATTAAATTAGAAACTCCTATCAGTGAGTATGTTGCGGTTATATCTCCTACGGATTTCCATTGGGGTAAATACGGTTGGGAAGATGAGACAGGAGAGGCTTATGACTTTGGTATTGCTCGCAGCCGCTTGATTTCCAAGACGCAAAATTTGATTGGTAGGTTGCCGGGTCAGCCGGAAAAGATTATTGTACCGACAGGTAGTGATTGGTTCCACATTGATACCGACTTTGCTACAACAACAAAAGGTACTCCACAAGATGTTGCTGGTAGTCCCGGTCAAATTATGATGAGTGGTTGCGAAATGGCCCGTGAGCATATTGAGATGCTAAGAGCCGTTGCGCCTGTACAGGTTGTATTTATGCCGGGTAATCATGACCGTATGAGCAGCCTAGCACTTATGATGTATCTTAGTGCGGTGTATGAACGAGCAGATGATGTTGAAGTAGTTATTAATGCTGGTACACGACAGTATGTGGTTTGGCGTGAGAATTTATTGGGCTTTACGCATGGTGATTCTATTAAGCCGGATAGACTTCCTAGTTTAATGGCTCAAGAACAACGTAAAGAATGGGGTCTTTGTGAAAACCACGTTTGGTTCCACGGACATTTGCATCATAGGTCTTTGACTGAAAACAACGGTGCTTTTGTAGTCCAATTACCAAGTTTGGCTGGCGCAGACAGGTATCATGCGCGACATGGGTATCGTTCACGCCCCGGATTGTGCGCCCACATTATTGATTGTGAACAAGGATTAGTTGGGAGTTTGTATGCTCCGGTGATGGAACATGAAGAGTAAAACATCTAAATTACGTCGTTGTAATAATTGTGGTAAAGAAAAGGTGCTTTGCGATACTAAGTGCATGGTCTATAAAGATGGAAAAAGAATATACTGTGGTTATATGAGGGTGGTTAGAGATGAGTAGAATGGGAGGCTCTAGGGATTTTGAACAGTTCCAGTGTGCTTTGTGTAGTGTTTATTTTCGTGAAATAATGTGGATTGACGGCAGATGCGTTTGTTTTGAATGTGTTAAAGATTGTGTTAGATTTCAATTAGGAGGAAGATACTAATGGGATGGGTAGCAGTTAATTGTAGGGCTTGTGGGGCGCAGATACCGAGAATTTTGCGCTCTAAAGCAGAAAAAGGTATTTGTCCTTATTGTGGGAAAAAGGCTCTTGAACCTAAAACAAAAACATATTACATGAGGTGATTTAGTGTGGCTAATAATTCTGCTTTCGCTATGGCTCGTAGTAAGAGCGATATTGAATATTTCTATAAGTGGTTGGGTTACACATGGGGCGACCACATTGGAGAATGGATGGATATGTACGGCAAAAGAGAAGGAGCGCAGGTTCACCGAGTTTGTATCATCGCACCACGGGACCATAGTAAATCTACTACTCTCCGTGTGAAGTTGTTGCATCAGTGTCTTTTTGAAAGGTGGCGCGAGAAGCCGTTTACCATTTGGTTGTTTTCTGCGAGTAAAGATTTGGCGGTTCGTCGTCTTGAAGAAATCCGAGAAGATATGAAGAGGCATCCCGAACTTAGTAGGTATCTTGACCCACGCAGGGGTAACAAATTAGAACTTCGCTTTACTAACGGCGCATGGATTCGTGCTACGAGTGTAGGGTCGGCTATTCGTGGTGAACATCCGGCGGCTATCGCTTTTGATGACGTACTAGACGATATGGGCGACTTAAATCCGGGTGTTACCCGTGAATGGTTCCGTAAGAAGGTTACACCGATGCTAAGTCCGGGTACTAGCATCTATGTGGTCGGTACGCCGATGAGTATGAATGATTTGTACCATACGGAGATGTTAGAAAATGACGCATGGAAATCCGGTACTTGGTCTGCGATTACAAATTGGGATGAATGGAAACAAGACCCCGAAAGCCATCCGGTACAAGAATTGTGGCCGGAATACAGGCCGATTGATTTCTTATTAGAACAAAAACAGGCTATGGGAGAGTTATCTTTCATACAGGAATATTTGTGTAGGGTTGTTGATGATGAGGCAGCAGTATATCCCCGTATGCTTGTGCGTAAGAACTTGAATATGGAGGGAATACTTGAGGTTGAGAAGATACACGACTCTAGGTATGTTATTGGGTTTGACCCCGCACAAGGTTTAGGACAGGACTATTCGGTAATAGTTGTGGTCCGACAGGATAGCGATGGTTTTGTCCACTTTGTAAATATGTGGCGACGTAACGATTTCCCACCGGATAGACAGGCTGATGTTTTGATTGATATGATTAAACGCTATGGTAATGCGCCACTGGCGGCAGAAGATGTGGGCTTCCAACAATTGTATGAAAGTTTGTTGGCTCAAAAGGGTGCTTTGGTGGACTACCGTAAGAGCCGAGTCAGCAATCGCGTGTTGAAGCAGGGTTTGATGAACAGGTTGCGCGTTTGGTTTGAGCGCGAGAAGTTAATCTTCCCATATGGCGACGATGCTACTCGACGTAAGGTGAATATCCTGTTTCAAGAATTGGAGACTCATGCGTGGCGCGAAGGACTGATTGTGGACTTAGGCAAACACAACGACGCGGCTATGGCGTTTGCACACGCCGTTGACCAGTTACAGATTCCACAGGGAGATGTGGCGGTTGCGATGGGCAGTTTATCGGGCGGCGAATGGATTGGCGGTAATAAGAGCAAAGGTATTGCTCGCAAAGGAAAGTTAGGCATAGGTGGAGTAATCCGTCGCAGATATAAATAGTTGGTTTCAAAATTTTTGTAAAATTTTTTGAGAGGTGCTAGGCTAGACGGCTACGAGCAAAAATGTTAATTTTTGGCGTTGAATATATTACAGAGAGAAAATCGTTACACTGAGAGCCATATGCCTAAAAATGCCCTTAAAACGCGTTTTAACGCACTTTAGGGGGTCAGTAGTATATATTGTGCTTGAAGGGGTTTGCGTGCATTCTAGGGTATCTATACGCACAGGAAACGGCAATTTTGAGCGTGGGTCATGGTCAATATTTTCAATTGTGATTTGAAAATAAAAAAAAGGGGGCCAATCATGCGCCGAAACGCATGACTGACCCCCGAAAGGGGAGGGCCGAAGCCCTCAAGATATGGTTTCAACCACTCTGCTTCTCCTCTTTTCTTCAACTCTAGCAACTGCATTCAAGTCGATTTTTTGGGCCTTGGGGTAACGATTTAGGTGGTTTTGAACTTCTTGAGGAATATCAACCAACTTTGAAACCTTGAGGCTTTTTGTCTGCTCGGATAGTATCGAAATCAAATGACTGCGGCTCATTAGCATCTCATTATATTGAACGATTCGCTTCAATTGTGAATCAATCAAACCGTGATAACTTCGTGCTACTGGGTGGAATATATCGCCCTTGATAGCCGGTAAATTGACCCACATAGGCACAGTTTGACCCATATCATTCAATACAGGAATTCGGCATAATAAGGCCTTGATGCGCTTGTTTTTGTCCTTGTGAGGTTGTGCGTTATCCGGTCCGTGATTTGGGTGTCTTTTAGGTGTTGAAGTCATCATATCTTTGTGATTCCATACCCTCACAGTGTCCATAATTCGCATAACTGCTCCCACAGGGTCACCGCCTAATGTTGTTAGGTTTACACTCCAATCAATCAAAGTTCCAGCAACTAACCAAGGGATGCGAATAACCGGCTCATATCGGTCCGATACGGCAACATCACGGGTCATTAATTCAGCAACGGAACCGCAACAATAGCGGACCCCATCGGCATTCAAACCCATGTATGGAAGCCATCCACATTGAGCGCAAAAGTGGCGCAAACCGTCTTGAAGTTCTGCCCCGTTTTTGTCTCTGCGTGTCTCGGTTTCGACCTGCTTTGACCGACCTGTAACATAGCCGGAAACACGAACCATATGACGGCGAGTGACTTCAACGAATGGAAGATAATTGAAGGCATTGGGGAATTGATGAAACCATGTTTCAGTGTTCCCAATGTCCTTTTTCATAATCCATTTGGTGTTATTCTTGAGTTCAAGGTATAGAACCCTCATCAACTCGTCATAGGTGTCGGTTTTCTTGTTTGTGTCCTTACCTAGTGCGTTCAATATCAGTACTTGACCCGATTTAGGTAAAGTTCCGATAAACCAAGCGAGCAGCGTAATCAATACACTGGTCCCCTGTGCCCCGTTCTTCTGTGTGTTCAATGGCGTAGCCATGCCCCCCACTGGAAGGATGCCGGTATATCAACTTGGTTACAAAAACGGCCATTTTTTCACGTTTCGGGGTCATTTCTCGGACCCATCGAACCCAATTATTCAACCCCTTGATTTTTCTCCCCTCTAAGTAACACGCGAGTATATCGATTTTGACGGGTTACAAAAACAATAATTTTGATTTTTTGAAATTGGGTTACAAAAACACATTATTAATTTTTCAAGGTTGAGTTATTAATTTTGTTTTTGTAACTTGGGTTACAAAAACATGGGTTACAAAAACACATACACATTAAGAGAGAGAGATAAAGAGAGAGGGTTACAAAAACAAAGGGACCGCTCGGTTACAAAAACAAAGAGAGAAAAAAAAGAGAAGGGGGAAGAGAGAGGTTACAAAAACAAGGGAACCCCCTTGGGTTACAAAATCACTCTTCTGAAATCTTCTGCAATTGTTCCTTCAATTCCTTGATTGCATTAAGTAAATCAGTTTCAGCATCATAAGCACCATCAGAAGGCTCAATATTATATCGAACTTCTCCAACCCATGCACCTCTATTGAAATGCTCATTGTATAGGCTGTCTAGGCCTTTTTCAGCGATTCTAAGGGCATTTTCAAGGATAGTCTGAACAATACCTTGTCCGTTATATCCAGCGAAGTTGATTGCATTACCGACGTTGATGGTACTCTCTTTCATATTTTGGATTTCAATAGCGTGGTTAAGTGACCTTTCCATACCTCTAAGGATATAGGTCTGTCTTTCGCACCTTAACATCCATTCATCCAAAACTTCTTCGCCAGCATCTTTAGCCGGAGGGTTCAAGTGAAGTTCGGTTACAAAAACTTTCTTTTCGTTCACTCTTTGCCTTTGGGCCTCAATTTGACTCCATGCAAGTTCGTCATTCATTTGGTGTGTTATAGCATCCATGTTTATCGGATGGTGGCTAGGGTTATATATGTTTTGATTAGTAAGTAGGTTACAAAAACAATTGTTTTTGTGGCCACGACGTTAAGTTACAAAAACAAATGGGTTACAAAAACATGTACGTCGTGGTAGGTTACAAAAACACAAATCTCTTGGTTACAAAAACAAAGAGAGAGAGGTTACAAAAGCGGTTACAAAAACTCAAACATCATATCCTTGTTCTCGTAAAAATAGAACCGCCGATTCAATACCAAATACTTCAACATGAAATCTGATATAATCTTTGAGAGGGTTATCATCTTCAAGGGTTACAAAAAACTCATGTAACAATGTAGCCATTAACCTTGAGTGTTTCATTCAATCACCTCGGTTACAAAAACCTCTTTCATCTCTACTAGGTCAAAGATTGCATCTTGATTGCGCTCTCTCGCTTCTTCCATCGCGGTTACAAAATCATCTTCTAGTTCTACAATATCAAGAACTAAATCATCACCACGAACCCAAGTTCCAAAGTGTGCATTATGAACTGGGTTACAAAAACCGTTTTCTGTGAATATTTGACCGCCTCGGTTTATTTGTAATGCAAACCACTCAATAAGGTGGGTTACAAAATCAACAGGCTGACTCTTGAAATTTGGAATAACTAAGCCGTCGCCCTCATAACCGGCTAGGACATAACGGTCATATTGAAAGGGGTTACAAAAACCCCCCCTGCCTAATCTTAGCCAAGTACCGCCACCGTTTTCAATGGTCAATTCAAGAATTTCATTCGTGTTGTATGCTCTTTCGTTCATGTTTATGGGATAGGGTGTCCGCTTATATATGTTCCGATTTATACTTCGGTTACAAAAACAAAATTGTTTTTGTGGCCGCAAGCGAATAAAACCTCCGGTTACAAAAACATTGTGCGTCGTAGAGGTTACAAAAACACTAGGTTACAAAAACAAAGAGTGGTCGGTTACAAAAGCATAGAGAGAGGGGGTTACAAAATGGGTTACAAAATCACCTATATCCTCGCCTAATCAACTCAAATTGAGTGAAGGATTGTTCTCTATAACCTAAATCATAAAAATCTCTCACGTAACTATCTCCAAATTGTTTTCTTAGTTCATTTTCTAATACTGCTACTTGTGTTATTAAACGCTGATAATTCGACATATTGGCCATTTTACTTAGGTAATAGTTCTCTTTAATTTCTTCAATTTCATGCGGTGTAGAACCAAATTCAATACTACATACAGGACACTGAAACATAAAACAAGTTTGGGAGCAAAAGTCATCCTCGCCTCCATCATAATCATATTCGGACCAATGGTTTGTCCACATATCAACTAACTCAAATGTTTCACAACAATCACAATGGGATTCATTTCTATGATTATCTGCCTCTTTATTCAAATGCTTCACTACTAAAGCAATTATATTATCCTCATGAGAATATCTAAGGCTCATAGGAACATTACATATTTTTTCAATTGGTGTGGGTTTCATGCTAATACCTCAATAGTGCAACCCTTGAAGCGGTTTTGAAGCACTAAGGTTTCAAAAGCATGGGCTTGTTGGTCGTCTAATGTCGTTACATCTCGTACGCCGTTATTGGTTCTGATAAGCAACCTTCGGGCCTTGATGTAATGAACAGTCATTCCTTTGTCGTTCGATAGTCGTACGTTCATGTTTGTCGGATAGGGTGTTCGCATATAAACCCAACGATTACCCAATAATATTGTTTTTGTAACCCAACAACGCTTTTGTAACTGCTTTTGTAACTGATTTTGTAACCGTTGCGCGAGCAAAATAAATAACTAGGGTTACAAAAACAAAAATGTTTTTGTACCCACAAGGATTAACAAAACATGGGTTACAAAAACAAAAAAAAAGAAAACGGGTTACAAAAACTCCGGTTACAAAGACGGTTACAAAAACTTAAACTGCGCCCGCTACTACATTAGTCCAAAGAACAAGTCGAAGGGCTTGCATGGCCTCAACATTACCATTTCGCGCTAATGGGATTAGTGCCTTAATTTGTGCATTTCTAGTGCGTTGGGCTTTGTCTGTCCAAATACAGGCCCGACCTTTAGGTGCGTTGGGAGTTACAAAAAACAATGGTTTGCTCATATCAATACTCTCCGTAAGCATCTTCTATTCTTTGCAGGTGGCGGTCTAATGCTCGGTCTGCTTCCATCAATTTCCTTTCTTCTTCTTGATATTGCTTCCATGCTCTAACGTGTGCGTCGTGTTGTTCGCTCATACCCCTACGAAGTGGTGTAGGTATATAATGGTTTGGAATGAGTAGTCCGGTTACAAAAACAAAAATGAAAAACATAAATCCATCGGTTACAAAAACGGTTACAAAAACTAAAGAGAGAGGGTTACAAAATCATTCATCATGAATCATCCAATCGGGCGAACCCCATATCCATACTCCGAACCCTAACTTATTGAATTCATCATGATAGGGTCGGTCTATTCTACCACAATCGGGACAGAACCAATATATCAAGCCGGTAGTTTCTAACTCATCCTTAATTCTAAAATGGTCTTTCAATCCGTCATCATTTTTACATATTTTGCACATTAAACTTCAACCTCCTTTTCGTTGGTTACAAAATCAAAAATCTAGTACCCATAGTAGCACCTACCAACATCTATTTTTACGTTTCCGGTTTGCATTATAGCAATCAGCGTTCGTGCATTTATCCACGCAACCATATCAAGCATATCACCTTCGTCGTCGGTTATGTCTCCAACGATTTCGGCCAATTCCTCAAGTTGGTCTGCGGTGCTTAGTTCATTAAACCATGTTAGGTATTTTCCGTCCATGTACTGAGATGGAGGCTCCGCTTATATATGTTTGGTTTGTAGTTATAGGTTACAAAAACAATTGTTTTTGTAGCCCTATGTGTACGGTTACAAAAACATTTTTTACGCTTCGCGTCTTGGGTTACAAAAACAAACAGAGAGAAATTAGGTTACAAAAACACACAGAGAGTGTGGGTTACAAAAACAATTGGGTTACAAAAAAAAATAACCCAGTTACAAAAACTGGGTTACAAAAAAAGTTTCACGCCCCCCCTTATCCCGTAGCCCAGTGACTTCGCCGTGGTTGGTATAGCAGCCGGTTACAAAAGCAAGTAGTTAGGTCTTATTGGTTACGGGGGGGTGTGGGACTAGGTTACAAAAACTGCTTATGACTGTTCTTCTTACGACTCTCCTTTACTCGGTGCTATCCTCCTTTCAATTTCGACCTTCCGCAAGTGGTCTGTTCTCGTTTCCTCCTCCTCTATTTAATGGGAGGAGGTCGCAGCATATATATGTTTCGGAAAAGCACCCTTATGGGTTACAAAAACATATGATTATATACCTGCATCTCAAGTGGTATCGGGGTCCGCGCTACGCGCCTCCGGTTACAAAAACAAAATTGCACAGGTTACAAAAACGGTTACAAAAACGTACAGAGATACAGAGAGATACAGAGATACAGAGTTACAAAAACGTACAGAGATAGGTTACAAAAGCGGTTACAAAAGCCATTGTCCTAATCTAAATACGTGTAAGTGTAAAACATGGTTGGTTACAAAATCATGATGTAATGAAATGTAATACATAGGAACCTCTTGAGTAGGTTCATCAAATTCATAAAAACATAAATCAATTGAACCATCAGCCCAACATTGAAGTTCGTGGTTACAAAAATTAATGACCTCTATGTAGTCTTTCATTCAGCACACCCCCTACATACTACTGTCGGAGTATCGTTTGGGTTTCTGAAATCATCACGATGAACATATGTTGCTTGAGCAACAGGAACGCGACCCTTACAACCTCGGCAAATGCCCGACTTCTTGAAGTGATTTTCTAAGCCTTGAATACCTACCATATCCTCCATAAGTGCGATTTTACGCCTCTCAGCGGCCTTCTTTGCTCTTTGGGTAGCCTTGACCTTTCGGGCTTGGTTTGCTCGGTGCATAGCATCAACGTCGTTTAATTGCTTCTTACGTGCTTTCTGTCCTGTTTTTGATGTGAATGAAGCACTGTTCGCGTTGCTTCTCTTGATGACTGTATAACCTGCCTCGGTTGCACAATCAACACACATGAAGGCATCATCAATAATGATACCCCTCTTGGTTTTCTTGCATGGCTTACAGTATTTTGACGTTTTGTGGCGGTGGTATGTTTTGCTCATGGTACGAGATACCCCCTTCCCTTATAGTATGTTCGTTGATTTGTGCATTTGTAGGTTTTTTCTGTTTTTGTAACCTTTTAGGTTTTTTTTAGTAATTTAGTGCATTTTTTACACCAGTGCGGTTACAAAAACATTGGGGGGGTTACAAAAACAATTGTTTATATACTTGTAAGTGGATGCTTCAAGAAAACGGCTCCGATATGCTGGCGATTTGGGTCCGGTTACAAAAACCATTCATAGTATATAATGTTTGCTAAATTAATATATAGTAAGGCTCGGTTACAAAAACAGGTTACAAAAACAAAAAATAACATTTTTTGGGTTACAAAAACAGTTACAAAAATTAAAAAAACGCTAGACGTAAACACTTTCAGGTTCACTTTCAAAAAAAACTGAAAGTGAAATTCAAAAAAGTGCAAAAATCTCGATAAAGTAGGGGCAAATCGTAGTTGTTTTTTGACGATTAAAAAATGCCGACCAGTCTAACGATTTTCGGGTTACAAAAGCGTGTTTTTGTAACCTGTCTTTGTAACCCAAAACGTGTTTTTGTAACCCAAAAAGTGTTTTTGTAACCCCACAGAGAGAGGAAAATCGACCCCCAACCATCGGTTACAAAAACAAAGTTGGTGTAAAAAGTAAACCGAGTGCAAAGAGTAAAGCAAGTGTGAATGAGGCAGTAGGTGTTTTCGGGGTTACAAAAACAGTTCAGAAAATATCCGGTTACAAAAACTTGAAATATATTATCATTCTCAAACTGGTTACAAAAAATGGGTTACAAAATCAAAAACGCTATACTCGCGTGAGCGCGTCATACTTTATAGTAGAAAAGATTCAATCCTCCCCCAAAGTATCGGGTTACAAAAACTTCATAAGTATGACCTTACAAACCCGCTACCGACACATATAAATACTAGGTTGCTAATTGTTGATTATGAGCGGAAGAAGCCTACCAAAGCGTTGCCCCAAGGTAATTGCTAAAATTGAAAGAATATTGAATGAAAGAAAGGAGCGATTGAATTCCGACCCACCTCTATCGGATTGGGTTTTGAATCAAATTGCGGACTTAGGATTTAACGGAGCGGATTATTAAATGTACAGTAATTATGAAAATCGAATTGTTAAACATGAATGTATGTGTATTGAAATTTGCCGAGAAGAACAAGAAAATTCCGAAGGTAAAATAAGATTGTATTGGACATTGAGGGATGAAAATAGAAATATCATACTTATAACTAGAACTTATGAAGATATGATTCTTGAAATGATGATAAGAACTTGTGAATATGAGAACGAGATGCCGTTATTGAAGAGGAGGAATTAAAATGAGTCCCGAAAAAATTGGTCATGATATGATGCTGAACGTATTTCCAAATTATAAATGTCCTGTTAAAAATTGTCCACACTGTAAAACTAAGAGGGTGGTGCGTTAAATGGATTGGAAAGGTAGTAACCCAAAATCGTTAGACTCGGCCAATTTAATAAAGAGAAGGTTAGAAAAAATGTCGGATGAGCAAATATCAAGACTTGAAAATGCGTGTTGTGAAATCTTAAATTTCATTAATTACGATACAGTTAGTGTTCATCCTCAAAAATTTGAACCAGTAGATTATATTCTATATCTTATTCATGAAAAATTGGGCTTTAATGGAGATGATTATTAAATGATACTAGATATTTTAGATGAAATGTGTGCCGGAAATCCAGCAAAATGCAAATGTAGAGAGTGCAAAAATTTGAGATTGAAGGGGGCGATATAATGGTAGGTTTAGATTATGATTATATGGATGAACTTGAGGCTAAATTAAAAACGATGCCTAAAGACCATGAGGATTATGAATATTACAAAGATGAACTAGATGAGCAAAAAGATTTACATGAACAAAGTGAATTTTGGTATCGGGTATCGATTGGTGAAATCGTTGAGTATGGTGATGATGACGGAGGAACTTATTGGGCCGAAGTGATTTATACAAATTCTAAAACCGGAGAGAGATTCAAACTTGTTAATGGAAAAGTTGTTTTTGTAACCGAGGGGGCGATATAATATGAGTGTTGTCTGTTTGAAATGTTCTAGTTATCTTGATGATGCAAGTAGGAGAGGAATAGTGTATATGGATTTGGGTAGTTCGCGGTCATATGAACATCATGTTTTAGGTTGGGTAAAAATCAAAGAATATGAATGTCCGAAAATTAGTTGTTCAAATACAGTAGCGGTAATTGATTTTGTAACCGAGGGGGCGATTTGATGGTAACTTGGGATGATTATAAAGAGTGGAAAGCAAACTGCATATGTGCAACGTGGTACGCAGCATACACAGGTATTTGTTGTTCAGCATGTGTGGGTTTTAAGAAGACTTACAAACCCGCTATCGATAGCCTTATTACTGATGAAATGGAGGACTAAATATGAGCGGAAAAAGCAACCTATACAAATGGATTAGAACGAATTGGAAAGAGATATGGGGTCATGGAACCTATGTGTCTGCTAAAGATGGTCGAGAGGAACAAAAGGGCTTTTATGTCGTTGTTGGACTCGATGTTTTGGCTGAACATCTTGGTTGTTCCGAAGAAGACCTTATTTACGGGGTGGAAGAATGAAAGGACGATTTCAATTTGACTGTGTTTCGGAGGCTTACACATTTTACAAAGAGAAGGCAGATACCGAGGGAACTGACTTCGATTCTGTTGCTTTCATTAAGAGTGTGGGGATGCTTCGCTATCTTCTTGAGTGGACTGATTTCCTATGCGAACTACCATCCCAACTACTTGATAGGATAGAAGAAGAGTTAGGTCGTACCGAGATGTCGAACTATGGTTCGTACCGAGAATCAGGAGAGGAGTAAATATGAGCGAATCAAAATTGTTTAAGAAGATGTCTAAAGCCTCGGATAAATGGGGCGAAATGAATGATTGTACGGTCACGGCGGTTGCGATTGCTACCGGCGTAAATTATGAAACTGCTCATGGTAAATGCGCCCTTCGTGGTAGAAGTTATCGGAAAGGTCTTACTGAATCAAGAATGCTAAAAGCCATCAACGATTTAGATTTTGTAACCGAGCCGGTTGAAGGTAATCACAAAATGAGTCCGACCCTTTGGAGGAAAAAATTCGGTTCGTCTATGACTATTGGAGCCATGCAACGGGCCGGAATTATCCCGAAACGTGGCGTGTATATTGTTTTCACTTCAAGACATGTTTTGTGTGTCCGAGCAGGTCAAATCCATGATTGGACAAGTGGCCGAAGGCATAGAATCACATCAGTATATCATGTAAGGAGGAAGAAACAATAAGTTTTTGTAACCCATTATCACATTCCAATGGCTCCGAGAGCGTGCATTGGAAGTTAATCATAGTCACTCTACTATGCCTGTAAAATATGCAGAGTAGTTACTCCCGCCAAACCGTAAAGTTATATGGAAATGCGCCCTTGTGGAGGTTGGCCAGAAAGTAGAAACCAAAAAAACATAAGAGAGTTTTTGTAACCCATTCTTACATACCCAACGAGGGAACAACTATCCTCGCTTCGTTTGTCGGTAAATCCCTCACTCCGAGCGAAAACCCTAAGAGAGTTTTTGTAACCCATTGTTACAGACTTCTATAAGTTTTTGTAACCCGTTTTTTTCGCGCTATTTTTTTTGCTCGCTCGCGCCGGTTACAAAAACAGTTTTTGTAACCCGCTTTCTCCAGCCGAAACTTAAGGTTACAAAAACAAAATCCTAAAAATCCGCTACAAAAAGTTAGGGTTACAAAAACATTTAGGTTGGTAAAATAAAAAGTTACGGTTACAAAAACACCTTACGAACCCGCTAACACAAACTATAAATAGTATAGCGATAATTGGTATATATGAGTAAGATGAAACCCGTAGATTACATTTACAACTCCCGAACTTTTGATGGTTGGGAAAAAACTGTGAGAATAGCATTATCCAAATGTAAAACAAAAGATGAGTTTAGTGAAATAGTCCATGCTTGTTATGATAGACATATGTTTTGGGTAGATGTAAGAGGCATAAAATACGATATGGGTCCGTCAAGATATGCAAACTTATTAGAAAGAATCGACAAGATGACTCGCGCTTGGTATATTACAAATTTCCCCGATGAAAGGATTACTCCTTTTATTGGATTTGGGATATACTAATCCTTACAAACCCGCTATAAAAAACCTTATATACTATGGAAGATTAGTTCATTTTACACAACGGCGGAGATTCCTGTATCAAGTCGGCTCGCTACCGATAGTTGGGATATTAAAAACCCTTTGGGGAAAAGAGGACGCGCATTCCTCCCCGTTGACCATATTCATTTTTTACGGCCCCTTTTTTGGCCCACCCTCATCCGGTAGTGGTGGAGGACCGAGAAGGGGGTCGTAAGTTTTTTTATTTTTTGTTACGGTTACAAAAACAATGTGGTCGAAAAAACCTTACAAACCCGCCATCGACAGGTTTATATACTAGGGCGATAATGGATATATATGAGCAAAGAAGACAACACACAACCAACATTCCTAACGGAATTTATTAAACGCATATCACCATCAATGGTATTTTATGGAGGTAAGTAAAATGGAATGTTCTCATTGTGATACTGAAATTATCGAAAGGCCATTTTATGATGATGCTTGGGGAGGCGATTGGCTTTCTTCTTGTCCTGTTTGTAATTGGTGTTCAGAAGATGATGATAAAACTATGATAAATCTAAATCCAACCAAAGATGAAATAGTATCTTTGAAAATCCAAATAGATGAGGTGCGTCAAGAATTGTTCAATATATTATACACAAAATATGATTCTTGGGGCAATAGATATAATATTCCTTATGAATATAACAACATGATTGAAGAGGTAATGGATAAAGTTTCTGCGATAGGTGAATCTATGCTCGTAGAAGATAAATGGGATTGGGATAATATTAGCAATAAACCTTACAAACCCGCTAACGAAAGTGTTATAAATAAAGAAGAGGAGGAGTAAATATGAGTAGTAGTGAAATTCTAACGCTAGTAAAGGATATTGCATATCTTAGGATGCAGGTTCGGAGATTAAGAAAATATGAAAAGTGGATTCTTGAATATGCTCCCGATGTTGAAGAGGTTTTTCAAGACCCGATGAATCATGAAAATTCAGTAATGATTGGTGGGGTTCTTTATACTAAGGATGAAGCGAATATACATCCCGATGCTATTCACGGACTAGAATTACATATTGAAAAATACTATGAAGAGGGTGATTATTAATGAAACAAACAGTAAGTGAACACGATTTTATAGATGGATTTAGGATTTATAACCGAGAGAATAACTTCTCTTACGAAGGGAGGCAAGCCCTGTTTGAATACTTTGAACAACTGGAAGAAGATATTGGGGAAGAGTTTGAATATGACCCCATCGCTATTTGTTGTGGATATACCGAATATGAGGATGAAGATGAAATCCGAGAAGCCTACGGTCTAAATGATGATGAAGAAATCAGTGACTATACCCATGTAATTCCTGTTTGGGGTTATGATAAGTGCGAATACGGCGGTTGGATTCAAATTCAAATCGGCATAATCGTGGAGGATTGGTAAACCTTACGAACCCGCCATCGGAAGGTATAAATAGTTGAAAGGAGAGGACTAAATATGACGAATAACATAGACAAATTAGCAGAAGAAATTTTTGAAGCGAATGATGATTTACCTCAATCGGTAAATGGTAATACTACTATTTGGATTGGTGTAATCGAATTCAAAGACGGACAACATAGACCAGTAATAGGATTTTCAGAAGATGATTTATACAGAAAATCATTGGGTCGAGGAAGATTAGTTTGGACCGACTATTATGATAATGCTAGAGACATCTTAGAAGATTCAGTACAGGATTTATGGGATTATGCTTACGATAGGGCAGAAAAAAGGAGTGTGAAACAATGAGAGGAAGAATAAAGAAAGAAAGAATTTGTAACTTTAAGTTTGGCGATAATTTATACGCCTTCTTTTGGGAAATGAGAGAACGAGGATTTGAGGTAACTTGGATGGGTTACGGATATGAAGAAGTAAGACCGCTTGACTTTTCTGATTTGGATGAAGTGACGTATCAATCTCAAAACTTTGAGGGTTGTAACGTAAGACTGTTCAACAAAGAAACAGGGAATTCTCAAACAGTAGCCGTTGATTATACTGGAGATGCGTGGTGTGATGTCGTACCGATTGTTGATTGGTCTTACAAACCCGATAGTGAAAAATATCCCGATGTTGTTGATGAAGTAATCACTATGCTAAGGGAAGAAGTTCTAGGAGATGATGCTTAATGGTAACAAGAATTTTTGAAGAATTGGCTAAAAACCAACGATGGATTGAATTGGCTATTGAGATTGGTGAATGGAATTTCCTTAACAATTGGGAAGTCTGTGAAACAGTTCTTGAGCATTATAATTTCCTTGATGGGATGATAGAAGAAGAAGGGTACGATTATGCTATGGATTATGCAACGGATAGATTGATTCATGCTTTTGATATACTAAGAAAAATGAATCAAATTATACGAACTTACGAACCCGCTAACGAAAACTATAAATACCTAGAAGGAGAGGAGTAAATATGGGACTAAGAAGGACACCATTCACCTGTAAGAAATGCGGGGAACCGATTACACATTATGAGGATTTCAGTTTTGATAAAGTTGGAGCAACGGAGCGAGATAAAATGAAGCGTTGGTATCATCCCGAATGTATGCCGGAAACAAGAGAAGGTGAACAAGAATGAGTGAATATGTAATGAGAGAATTTAATGTGCTTGTTTGGTACGGCCCCGAAGATGGTCATATAGATGATAATGGGGATTATAGTTTAGGTGTTGCTGATGATTCATATGAGATTGCTACATTAGGAGAGGCTATCAAAAAATATGATTCAATAAAAGAATGCTTTCACAAAATGCTAATGCACTATCCTAATTGGAAATGGTGCGAATACGGTGGAGATGGTAACGTCTTGATTGAAGGTTCAAGCGAAGTAGAATGGAGCGTCATGTCCATAATGGATGCAGTAAAAATAATCAAGGAGGAAGAATAATATGGATTTAGAAGAATATGCAGAAATGAAGAAAATGAAAGCGTACAGGTATAATAAATTAGCATCGCTTTTTACGAAGGCGTTAGAGCAACCTAGTGAAAGATTGAGATTGATTTACGCTCTTGATAAGGCTCATATGGAAGATGAGTTTTCAAATCACACAATAAAAAAGATATTAAGATATTTTGAGGAGGATGAATAAAATGAAGAAAATAACGAAACTAGAATTTGAATTTATTAAGGACATGGTTTTTTCAGACCATACGACTGACGGACAAGGTATAGTCATGTGGGTATCGGCTGGATATTGTAGCCTAAATCCTAAACAATGGAGAGCAATAACTACATCTTTAGTAAAGAAGGGTATCATTCATTATTCAGAATCAGACCCTAATTACAAATGGACATGGGATTATGAAAACGATAGATGGGATGAACGCGCTCAAAATTATAACGACATGAATTGTTTATTCCCACCGTGGGTTTCATTAGCAGAAGAACATCAGAAAGGAAGCGATTTATCGTGGGATGAAATCAAAGAACTTGTTATAGAAAGGGATGAAAATGGTTATTATATCTTAGATACAATTGATGATAATTTTCAAAAGGCCTGTACCAAATGGAGTGGATTTGAAATAGTCGGCTTGGAGGTGAAAGAATGAGCGATGGAATAACTTACTCACTAGGAGAATTAGGTGAAGATTGGCTTGGGCCTTTTGAAGATGCTGTTTTTGTAACCCGATTAATAGAAAAAAGAAAAAAGAAGTCTCTTTTATTGGGTAAAACCTTTAGACAATTTAGAGCGATTGCTGGTATTTACGGTTCTAATAGCATACCGGCTTTACACTTGAGATTTCCTTCGTATAAATCATTCAAAGAAAACTTGACTCAAAACTTAGGCGAAAAACAAGATTATCGTAATTGTAGAGTATCGACAGTTTGCTACATTAGTTTTCATGATTGGGGTTGCACTGTTTGGTTCGCTCATAAGACTGACGAGAATCTAAATAAAGCAAACAATTGGACACTTAACGAACCCGCCAGCGAAAAATATATAAGCGTGGAAGTAGAGGACAATTTAACAGGAAGCACACAGGAGAGTGAATGATATGAAACCGATTGAATGGAGATGGATAGAAGAATTAATTTTTTGGATGAAAGAAAAGAAGCCCAACAGATTGTTGAATAGGTATAGTCTTGAGGAATTAGAAACGATGAATGATAATGCTTACAAACTTTGGAGTAGAACTAAGAGAATTTCTGAAATGAAACAATTGATTGAGGCTATGGAAAATGAAGAAGAGGAGGAGGAGTAAAATGCCGTTGATAGTAGGATGTAATAATAAAGAAAAGTTTGAGGAGTTTGCTTGGCTTCAACGCCAATTCATTCCTTCGATGGGAATGGGCGTAATGTGTATGGTCACTGGCGTAGGTAGTATCGGTGACGCTCGACATCAGACTTCAATAGAAGAGGCATACAGGCGTTTTGCTCTCTATGATAGAATACAAAGTCCTAACCCTTCACACAATTATTGGCCCATCACTCTTGAATTTGTTGAGAAATTATCCGAAGCAGATTTCACTTGTAATGTTAGTAGGAAATCGGCAGAAGAATGTGACCATGCCTTAGCATACATGGCTTTGAATCAAGCCAATGATTCACTTAGGACTGAAACACATACTCTTATTAAAGCAGAAGCAGATTTAGCACAAGATGAAGAATATGATGAAAGTTCACATATCAAACTCTATGGGGAGACTAAAATCGAAAGACTGAACCGTATCAAGGAAATTCATAAGTACGATGCTATAACTAGAATCGATTATCATGATATTCAAGAACTCAA